CTGACATCAGTCTTAATGGACTTTTGGGAAGCGCAGGAGAATGTCATTAATGATGCGATCCTGCTGGGCGAGAAAAAAGCGGAAATGCTGATTAATGCCTCAAAATAAGGTTACACATATCAAGCGTATTGACTGGAATAAGCTGAACCTATCACCGGAAGTGAACATCGCAGCGCAGGTGATAACTAAAGATATTATTGACGGCATTGGATCGGGCAAAGATATTGACGGCAGAGCCTTCCATCCACTGGCAGAATCCACCAAACGCCAGAAAAAGAGGAGAGGCTATCCATTAACACCTTTGTGGGCAAAAGGCATGATGAAGGGCGTATATGTCAAACCACACGCTACAAAAGCCAGACCAGAGGCAAAGGTGCAGGTTCCGAAAGGGCGTGATGGTGTAAACAGAATTGTTGTCGGTGTGGTGCATAATACCGGTGATGGTCTGCCTAAACGCGAATGGTATGGCGTGGGTAAGCGAGTGCAGAAGAAATTACGCAAGGAAATGAAATTGCGATTGAACAAGAAATTGAAAATAGGCAAGGCGATATAATGCCTCTAACCTACGAAGAAGTCCGGGAATCGGTACGCATATCTATCTCTGCAACGGTGGATCATTTCATTGTCGATTTAGAGGAAGCTGTTGACCAGATGGTAATAACCGGCATGACACCAGAACGCATTGCAGCGGTCTTACAATCTGATTTGGATAATAAAGGACGCATATTCGGTGCATTTCGTAATGGTGCGGCATCGTCTGTCAGGAATGGCGTGGAGAATGTATCCAACGCAGCGACAAACGGTGTATTCCAGGATGAAGGCTTAGACCACAGGCTTTGGAAAACAGCCGGTGTGAATGTATGTCCGGATTGTGAAGTGCGGGCAGGCATCACCGGGACAATGGAATATTTTGAAACTATCGGTCTGCCGAAGTCCGGTTTTTCTGTCTGTCGTGCGAATTGTCAATGTCAATTAGTGCCAATTTCATACGACAAAGAGGACAATATCATATTCAAGGAAAGAAATTAATTGTATTTAATTAAAGGAGTACTTTAAGTTATGGCAGTCAATCCTACTGACTCAAAACAGGTTACCGACAATCCAAATGTCGTTAATCAGGAAAACGCTGGACAGGACAGCGACATCAATCCTGCCACCTCATCAGAGGGTAAAAACTCTGATTCTAACTCGATTCCGTATGGAGTCTATAAGAAGCTGAAGGACGATTTTTCCGATTTCAAGTCCAAGTTTTCTGCGCTGGAAGAAAAGCAAACGAAGGCACGGGAATCAAAGATGAAGGAAGAGGGACAGTTAAAAGAGCTTTTGGCGGAAAAGGAAGCAGCTTTGGAAAAGGCGGCGACCAAAGTCCAGGAATGGGACGATTATAAGACATCCAGGCGTGAATCTTTATTAACTGAAATACCGGAAGATGACAGGGATATATATGCAGGCTTATCGCTTGATAATCTTGAAAAGCACGTACAGAAAGAGCAGACCGTGAAGGGAAGTCCTTTCAAGGTTGACGGATCACCGGCAAAGCGTAAGATCGACGGGAAAGCTGAATTTGGCGGATATGCCTCTTATGAAGAATGGGCGGCAAAAGACCCGAAGGGTTATGTCAAGGCTAATAATTCATTAGAATCTCAAGGAATTAAGGTTGGGTACTGAAACAAAGTTTTTAGGTACAGATTATGACCCAAACAATGATTTGACACATGAAGTATTGCCGGATGGTGATGTGAAAACGACCTGCAAGGGCGAAAAAATTCGTTATATGGAATATATTGACGAGTTGGAAGAACGCACAACCAGAAGGCTCGAAGGTAAACCTGTTATTAAATCTTCTGTTGGTTATTTCAGTGGTTATGGAAAAGGGACATTAAAATCCCGTAAGAATTAACGCCTTACCTGAAGGTCTTTTGACAGTTGATGGAAGGCAAAATGGATAAATGAAATGGCATTAACAAACACGACAACCGCCGCTGGTGGACTTGGGCGTACGATAGGTGATGCGGTGATTGCTTTTAATCACGTAAACGTTATGTACCCGCTTGTCACAGTTAAACAGGCAGTAATGGGAACAAATCATGTTCAATTCTCGGATTGGACTAAACTCGCATCGAGCGATGTAACAGCAGCAACCGAAGCAACAGCTACAACTGCTGTGGCGATAACTACCGCTGCAAGGACAGCAACGGTCACAGAACACGTCATTGAAGCAGACGTTGGTGATCTTGTGCAGATGGGATCGGGCGATAACCTTTCAAATAATGTTGGACCGGCATTAGGCAATGCAGTTGCAGCCAAGCTGGACGATGACCTCGTTGAACTCGGTAAAACGTTTTCACAGACAGAATCTGCCGCAGGAACAGCTCTGGCATTATCACATCTGTTTGGATCAATGCGTCAATTACGGGCAGCAGGCGCTCCGATGCCTTACAACCTTGTTTTATCACCTAAACAGGTGTGGGGTTCTAAGGGCATTATCAGCTTGCTGCATGATGTTCCGGTTACAGGTACAGATTCGAAGCCGGGAACGCTCTTTGGCACAAAAGGTGAAGAGGCGTTTGGAACAGGCTATGTAGCTACATTTGCCGGTTTTAACATCTACTGGTCAGACCAGATTGATGAAGATGTTGCTTCTGGTGGTGATGCAGCAGGATTTGCGTTCTCCAAGGGTGCTATTGGACTTGGTGTAGGCGCAGAAGGATTGTTTAGAATCCGTCCACAACGTGATGAACCTGCTCGTAAAACCAATTACACAGCCGTTGGGTTCTGGGGTGAGATTGAAATCAAAGATACTTACGGTGTATATATCTTAACCGACGTTTCTTAATTAATCATTAACAGACTTATGGGCGGGTTAATTCCCGCCCTGATAGTCAAAGGAATTTTATGGCAAAGGACAGATTTTTCAAAAAGCCAAATGGCGTGATTGTTAAATACAATCCGAATCTGCATGATTTAAAATCGTGGAAATCACGGTTTGAGGAATGTTCTGAATCCGGTGGCAAGTTGAAGAAAAAACCAAAGAAAAAATAACACCATCAGCGACCATGAGATCAGCCATGCTCGGTAAGTCGCTGGAAGGAGAAATACAAGATGGCAACACAAAGACAATTTGCAGTAATTGAAGCGCAGAATCTCGGACTGGGACAAGCGGGTGCAATATTTGAGGATGGGACAACGGCAGTCACAGCAAAGAAGGTTGTAGCAATTCAATTTTTAGAAGATTCCACATTTACCACCTTAACGCCTAATAGTGCTGATTTTATAGGCACAGCCGGCGGTAATGGTGATGCAATAGACACCAGCAATACATTTCCTAAAGGTGCGGTTATTTACGGACAATGGACTGCGTTCACATTAGCAACCGGTTCTGTTGTGGCTTATCAGGGTACATTTTAATGCTCGGACTTGGCAATAGTTTAACCTCTGCCTCTTATATTGGTTTTACCAATACCTATTCACTTGATTTCGATGGGACGAATGATTATGTGGATTGTGGAGTTAATACTCATAGTATTGCAACTTTTTCGTTAAGTTTGTGGTTCAGTTGCTCAAATGCTACAGACACCACAAATAATGCTCTTATAACATTTGGAGATAGTAATACTGCTCATTTTACTTTATCTGTGTATAACCAAGAGATATATACAACTTATGAAAATGGTAGTGGAGATGTAAGAACGACGACTGACAATCTTGATTTATTTGAAAATGATGAATGGTATCATTTAGTATGTTCTAATAGTAGCGGGACTTTAACATGGTATGTTAATGGAAGTGCTGTTACAGTAGCTACAAGCCAAACATTGACTGCCCAAAGTTGTGGAGATTTGTTTGAAATAGGAAGAAATGATAATAAGTCTGCAAATTTTAATGGGAATATCGATGAAGTCGCTATATGGAACACTGCACTTTCCGCTGGTTCTGTATCTAATATCTATAATAATGGAGTTCCAACTGATTTACTTGCCGACTCCAATTCGGCGAATCTTCAAGGCTGGTGGAGAATGGGCGATGGGACTTTGGATGATTTCAATCTTATTGCAGACCAAGTGAATCCGACTTTGGCAACTGAAGAAATAAATGATGGAGATTTTACTACAACAGGAACACAAGCAACAGATACTCAAGGTGCAGTTTGGGAAACTGAGACAGGTTGGACTATTGCGTCGGGGAAAGCAACCCTAACTAATCCTGCAAGTGCTGGTTATGACTTAGTCAATAGTTTAAGTAGTTCCAACGATAATACTGCTGTTGCAGGAAAAATATATAAATGTCAGTATGAAATAGAATCACTTAGTGCAAGTTCAGGTACGGCTACAGTTCGTACCAGAATAGGGAGTGTTGATGGTGCAGACCATACTACAACAGGTATTAAAACTGATTATATTCTTGCGACTGCTACTAATGCATTTAGAATGAGGTCAGGTTCAGGATTTACAGGGACATTAGTTGTAAAAAATATTACTGTTAAGGCAGTAAATGGGAATCCCGGTCTAATGACAAACATGGCATCAGATGATATTGTAAAGGACACACCATGAGCCACGACAACAGAAAGTGGGTAATAATTACTTTGGCATCTTATAATGATGAGCAGTTGGAAAACTTATGTGCTAATGCTATTCAGACATCAGTATCTACTTTGAGGAAAACATTAGATGGCACAAAAGCAATTTTAAAATGGGATGGAGATACACCTGAAGTATTTGACGGAATGACAACTTATAATCATTCGGAAATATTAACAGAGCTTGATAAATCAGCCTGGACTACACCATGAAGCTGACAAATAACTTCACAACGGATGAGCTGAAATGTCCGTGCTGCGGTAATTGTGAAATGGGGCATACCTTTATGGATAATCTCCAGGAATTACGTGAATGGTGCAGTTTTCCTTTTAAAATTAATTCCGGGTGGCGATGTGTTGAACATAACAAGAAAGTATCAAGCAACAGCAGAGGGCAGCATACAACCGGACAGGCGTGTGATGTGGCTGTTGATAATAGATACAGACGGGCAAAATTATTACACGGTGCATTGAAGATGGGAACATTTAAGGATATTGCCGTCGCCAAAACATTTATTCATCTGGGTTATGGAAACCAGAATCAAGGCATAGGAATCTATTGAGGTATGAAATCTAAAAAGGAATCGGAATCTTTGGATAAAATGATGGAAATGCTCGAACAATTAACTGAAAATAGAACCGAGATTCAGGCGGTTAAAAAAGATACGGAACGTATTATTGACAGGCTTGATGGCATTAATGGTCGAGTCGGTCATTGCGAGAAAGAACTATCATTTATAAAAGGTTTTAATTCGGTATTGTTTACTGCCTTTGGAATCATACTTGCTCTATTTGGATACTATAAGTGAGTGATGTTTTATTCTTACTTGAAGAACAGGGAGTCGCTGTATTTATGCTCATTGTACTGCTTGTTGGTGTTGGGTATGTTGGCAGGTGGTTTCTTAATACTTATACCAAAAGAGTGGACACCAAATATGATGAGCTATTTAGAGAAATTGCAGAAATAAAGGTGGAAGTTTTGGATAACAATAACAAATTATATGGAATTACTGAAAAGTTAATTCAGAATCAGAGAATCATCGGTGAAGATGTAAACGGCATTGAGAAGTCATTGCATACATTATTAAAATTTATAAACAAAAACGGGAAGGAATAATATGAGTTTGTTATCCGGACTTTTAAGTAAAAGTAAAACATTGGAGAATATTACCGGCTTATTTGTTGGTGAAAATTCAAAGAAGCGCAATATTGGCTTTGCCGGTTTTGCTATTACAGCTTTTTTGTTTCAGATGGATTATATTGATGAGACAATGTTTGATACGCTGATTTTAGCTTGTGCTGGTTGGACAGGAATAGCCTTTTCAAATAAACTAACCAAATTGGGCGAGACATTAAAAGACACCAAGAAAAAGAAAAAGTAAATGGCTTTAACCGATAACGCATTATCTTCATGGTATAAAGATTTATTTCAAATTGACAATGCCAATAAAGGCTTTGATGCTACGCTGCGTCAGGTTAAGTCTGGCGACGGAAAAGGATCGGCATTATACACATCTAAAGACCATTTTAAAGTGCAGCCAAGTAAGAAAGGCACGGCAACTGTTGACTTCCAGAATGTAGCAGGAACAACATTGCTTGGCGTGGACACGACCAATTCAAAATTAACAGGTGATGGCTTATCGACGATTCCAGGTGCAATAATAGGCATGACGGTACTTGATCCTGTAACAGATGCAAGCTACACATTGACAACCGCATACGCTGAAATAAGCACATCACTACAAACATCCTATACTGCACCACCGTCCGGAAATGTGGAAATTGAGTTTTCCATTTTCAGAGATGCGTCCACCTCTAACCGTATCGCCTACTTTGCCCTGTACGATTACAACGGTTCTGCTTATATCACCTCTAATCCGTCCGGGAATACAAAAACAAAATCTGATTATGCGGATGAGACGGATGACAGTTATTTAACGCAGAAGTGGTATTTGACGGGATTAACAGCGTTGTCCACCAATTACGTAACCATTTACGCCAAGACATCAGCGACGACAAGCTATTTGCGCTGGGGTGGAAGCGCCGATGGCGAATATCCACCCGCTATTTTAAAGATTACAGGATGTCCATAAAAGGAGAATTATGCCGAATATAACTGCAAATTTAACGCTGACAGCTGACCAGAAATACAATTATACAAAATCATATACGTATAAAGACGGATTCATTGTTCGCCAGGAAGTAGATTCCACCGATACATTTACAAAGCTGATGGTCTTTGATGTTACAAAGGGCGCACAGACAATTCAGGGTTTTAAGACATTGGTTATTACCAACGCCGGACAGACAGCGGCAGAAATCCAGATCGGAAACTATTCATGGACAGCAGGCTCACCGGATACAGACGGTACAACATTATCATATCATACATTTTTATTAACACCGGGTGAGTTCTTTTTTATTCCGAATCCTCGATTTATTGATTATTCTGCAGCATCATCCGCAGGTGGTGGTTCAACGCTTGATAACCAAGCACCAGCATTGGGAAATACTTATGTGGCGGTCGATTCTCAGTTATTAGCAGAAGCATTAGACGCAACCGAGACGGATGTGGATGTGGATGACGGTGATTATTTTGAAGTCGGAGATTACATCCGCATTGAAGATGAGACGATGGAAGTGACGGCGATAGCAACCAATACATTAACCGTTATTCGTGGATCACAGGGCAGTACAGCGGCTACTCATGCTGATAATACGGCTCTGCGGTTTCCATTTTCAAACATTGACCATGATTACGATGATACGTCCAAGAATGGCAACGGTGACGGTACAACATTGATGGTAAAAACTAACGGAAATGGTGATTATCATGCTATGAATCTACTTGGTTACGGCAGAACAGCGACGAAGAAGGCGTCTGGTTTTGTTCCGGGAAGTATTTCATTTAAGTATTACACAGAGGGCGGTTATCAGAATTTTGGAATGAAAAACCAGTCATTAGCGTCTGAAACCGGTTTGGCAAAGTCAACCGCTTATACCTTGTCAGTTAATTTAGATGGTGCAGGTGCAACAGATTATTCATTCACAACAGATTCGAGTGATGTAACATGGGGCAATACCTCAAACGGTGTATTGTATAAGATACAAACGGCTTTTGATGATGCACGGGCAGATATGACTATTACGATTGTAAACGGTGATATTCAGGTGAAATCAAATACGAACAATTCAAGCACAGCGATTGCATTGGCAGATGGCGGTGCAGGAACAACGCCTTTTGGTGTCGGTGCATTGCCAACAGCTGCAAATCTAACCTCCGCTGTGGTATCAAGTCTGCCGGATGATACTATGACAGATAAGAAAACAGGCATTACATCACCGAACCGTGCTGATATGCTTTATGATAACGGTGACGGCACATTATCCCGTCCTACCGGTGGTAGTGGAACGATTAATTACAAGACAGGCGAGATTACAATGAAATCCTGTCCGAAAAATGCGCAGTTTGTTGTTTCTGCCGCCTATGATTCGGCTCATGCCGGAGGATTAAAATCAGATTCAACAGCAGGATATAACATGATTAAATTCATCACCGGGCGGTCTGTCTCAAATAAACTTGACACCATCGTTGAAATACGAGGCTATAATTAATGGCAACAATTCCGACATATATTTCTGAATCTGATCTGCGGGATGTATATCCAATGGTGGACAGATTCGATATGAAAAGCTCAATTTATAATTGGGTGGTGGATAGTGGTTCGTTATATGCCTCACATAATAGCGGATTGGTGAATCTTTTATTTGCAGACGGCAAAGATTTGGGTGCTGCGCAAGTAAATAAGGCGGCAGTCGATGCGGAAGGAGAATGGTTTTACGATTCAACAGAGGATGTGGTTTATTATTATTCAACAGCAACACCGACAGACAAATTGATGGAGTCCGGTGAAGATTGGGCAACGCATAAAACAGATATTATGGCAAAGGCATCACGTTTTTTTGATTCATTGGTGGACCGTACACAGCCGAGATCACAATGGAAGGACATTGAAGGCAATTACGATTATACAATAATCCGCACAGTTGCCTTATATACGGCGTTTTTTTTGATTTCCGCACATGACCCGGACAATCCGGTTTCAGAAGCGTTTAAGGCAGAGGCAGACAATTACATTGAACGCATAAACAATGGTGAGATTAAACTTGGATTCCAGGTAACGCAGGACTCATCACAAGGCGTATTAAGAGAGGTGACAGTTAATGGGAACACAGAACTGCGACCGGTGGATATGGAAGGTGTATGGTACGGAGGCTATGACAAGATTAAGCTGAAAGTTATTACTGGCGGTGCTATTGGAGCGGGTACATATTCCGTTTGGGTTGCAGGAAATGATAAGCTCGGCATTGATGAAGGTTCACAGGTGGTTACAGCTCAAAAGATCACCGGGCAGTATCAAACATTAGCAGGCGGATTACGGGTTCGCTTTGGTTCAAAAGACCAGGCGGACATCTGCACAACGGACGACGAATATGAAGTTGAAGTATTTCCACATGGGCAGGACATACAGGATTCCGGCGGGATGCGGTCAATAGATGTGTATCATAGCTGATGGCGGTTACATACGACAAGGTGGCAACCGTATCCATCGAGGAAGGATTACGAAAGCATTTAGACGATGAATTTCAGAATGTTTATATCGGGCATTATAGAGAATCAGGAAATGAATCTGTCAGGATCATCCTGGATGGTTCAAGCCTTATCCAGAAAACAAACCTCTTTGAAGAGCGGGAGTTCACCGTTCGGATCCGCTATTATTTTAAAACGCCGAACACAACACGAAACGAGGACAAGGGCATAAAAGATAAAATGGATAAAATGCGCAAACATATTTTGGACAAACAGGTCAATGGGACATTGTGGACGGATTTGAGTGTGGATGAGATTATTTATAATGCCGGAATTGATGACGAGGATGAATTGACAGGCGTAACCATTGGTGAATTTGGATTAACCTTTATCAACTACAATCAATTCTGATGCAGTATAAAGCGAAAAGTACATACAAAAAGGCAGTGGTTACATTATTGACTTTAGGCAGTCCGGCAAAACACCAGGCGTTACTTGACGGCAAGGCGGTTGAATTGACTGATCCACCAATAGAATTACGTAAGAATTTAAAAAAATATATTCCGAAGAAAGGAAAATAAATGGCACAGGAAACTAATTATCAAGCCACATCGGATATTCGTGTCTTAATAGGCACGGAGGCGACATTCGGCACGGTTGCATTAAGCGACGGCGCAGGCGTATGGAAGGAACTGCCGGTAACGGCATATACAATTCCGGAAATATCTGCTCCGATTGATGTTGCAGCACAGCGGTCAGGCAAATTTGTCAATTACGCCTCACAGGTAAAACATCGTCCAGATCAGAAGGTATATACTTTTGATTTAACGCTGAAAGGCACACCAACATCCGTATTACAGGCGTGTCAATGGTTGTTTGAGGATGGTACGAGTGAAGCGGATTTTACCGGTGATTATGCCTTTCCGAAGAATACTTATAAAGACGCTATTGCATCAACGACACAGGTGACGGTTGTATTTGAAAATGCCGGTGCAGATGCTTCATTAAACGATATACAATGTAAATCCTGCATTGCGACCGGACTTACATTAAATCAGGATATAACCGCAGAATCCGGTCAGCTTGCATGTACTGTAAATATGATGACAGGTTATCAGCCGGAACACGTGACGTTTGCTGATGTGGAGAATGTCAGTTACACATCCGGCAGTTACACAAAAGACACCGCAACGCCTAAAAATTTACGGGATATTACGACCGCCTACATCAACGGTGGTGCGCAGGAGGATTTGGTGCTGTATTCGTGGGAATTATCAATAAACCGTTCGGTGGAGCGTATCCATTACAGCGAAACATCCACTTTTAAACCGTTTGGATTGGTGATGACAGGCGCAATGGAAGCTACTGGCAGTTTAACGGCAAAGCGTGATGATGCGGTTCATGATTTATTGGCGAAATTCAAGGATTCAAATACCGTTGCAATTAACTTGGCGGAAGCATCAGGATTTACGATTGACATACCAAAAGCCGTTTTAAATGAGCCGGGTGTAGAATCGGGCGGTAACGTACTGACACAGACATTGCCGTTTACAGCCTTTGGAACGGACGCTGCATCATCGGGTTCGATTGTAGGAATTACGATCGCCTAAATGGACGACACCATCAAAGTAACGCTGGATCGTGACGGCAAAGTAATATCTGACCGGGAAGTTAAGTTGAAGGTGTTTGATTTGGACACAGAAGCCGATTTAAAAGATTTGTATATGAATCATTTTCAGGACATTGAGGACAAGAAGGTGACAAAAGGGATGCACCGTAAGAGCCTGGATGTTGTGCGATTGGTGACGAATTACTCGGATGAGGAGATAAAAGGCTTGTCCGATGAAGAGCGGTTCCAGATATTTTCAATTATCGGAACTCGTATATTTGAAAAAAAAAATTAGATGAAATACTATTTAGACTGAATGTGTGGTATCATTTTAAAGGATTGCAGGCAGACAAGCAGAAATTCCCGTACATGGCGAAAAGTCTGTCTAAAAAGAAAAACGTGCAATTTGACGGCATTGAGGACGTATATGCCGAACTTATAGCCTTATATGATGAAGCGATAGAAGCACAGGCACCCATTGGTCATTCATTATACATCCAGCATTTTTATTTTACCTCCGATACCTCACAGTATCACCTCCGAACGCAGTCCACAATAAAAGGGATGCGTTTCTGCGACCAGACAGGAACGCCCCCTTTTCCTTCACTTAAAGATACACCGGCAGATTACATTTATAAGCACGGCTGGTACACCGATGAGCTGCACCATATCACAGAAATAGAAAGGAAAAAGCATGGCAACCGTTGACGAATATATCATATCGGTACGAACGAAAGGCGATAAAAAGGCGAAAGCGAGTCTGAAAGGCGTTGGTAAGGCTGGCAAGGATATGGGATTAAGCCTTGATAAAGCGCTTGGCTCTGTGGCTGGTCTTGCTGGTGGGTTCTTTGCAGCACAAGGCTTAATAAACGCCCTTAAAAAATCCATAGAACTTGCAGGGCGATTTCAGGGCGTATCTGCTGGATTTGAAAATTTAACAGCACAGGCAGGGTTCTCAACGGATACATTCAAGAAGTTAAACGATGCTCTGGATGGAACGGCAAATTCTATTGATATAATGAGGCAGGCGAATAATGCCATGCTGTTGGGTATTTTTGATTCAGAAGATCAAATGGCGGAGATGTTTGACATTGCCCAAAGGTTGGCTCAAGCCTTGGGAAAAGACACTACATTTGGTATTGAATCGTTGGTTACAGGATTAGGACGACAGTCAAAATTAATGTTGGATAATCTTGGAATCATGATCGATACGAATAAAGCGTATGAGGATTTTGCTATATCAATGGGAAAAACAGTTAAACAGCTGACAGACCAGGAGAGAAAGCAGGCATTTGTCAACGCTACGATGAAATCAGCACGAGAATTGTCCGCTGGACTTGGCGAAGAAACAGCAACGCTGAATACTGAAATGGCAAAACTTAATACCATTTTAGATGAAATGGCGATAGGTGTAGGAGAAGCATTAACGCCTAACCTTGAAGAAACTTCGATAGTAATAGATAATCTACAAAGATTATTTACTGCTGAAAACGCAGAGGCATTTACAACACAATTATTAAATGTGGCAGGAGGATTAGCAGGAATGATTCCGGGTGTTGATCTGGCAGTTAAGTTTCATGAAGCATTTGGATTGTTAAAAGACAGAACGGGCGAAGTAGCTGATGGTATGGAAAACATAAAATCACCGTTTGATTTAGAAGATTTAGAAAATTTAGAAAATATACAAATATCATATGCTGGAGTTGAATCTACGGTAGAAAACGCCAAAACAGCTTATGACGCATGGCTTGGCAGTACAATGGACTTAAACAATGCTAAACAAATGGAGCTGGAATTTATAGAGAGGTTAAAGGTAGAATATCCTGAATTAGCAGAAGCGATGGGTATGGTGGAGGCTAAAACAAAGGCGTCCAGCACAGCTATTGCACGGTCAACAGGAATGATGTTTAATGCGTTAAGTGCCGGGATGGAGCAGTTCAAGGGCGGAGCAAAGGCAGCGGCTCGATTACAGCAAGTATCAGCGCTGGTAAATGCTTATGCTACTATAAATAAAATTATGGCTGATCCTAAATTGATTTATCCAACCAACGTCATTCAGGCTGTTGCTGTTGGCGCACAGGCATTTGCCAATGTCATGCAGATCAGCAAGGCAATGGGCGAATTTAAGACTGCCGCAACCGGTATGGATGAAATGGTAACAAAGCCGACGCTGATATTAGCCGGTGAGGCTGGTCCGGAACACGTCAATATCACACCAACCGGAGGAGGCACAACAGGTGGCGGCAATACTTTTGTATTCAATAATCCAATTACCAGTGAGCAATGGGTTGAGAGTGAATTTATAGATATGCTCGAAACAGCCGCCAGAAGGCGTGGAGGAATCGCCGTTTCATGACCTTTCAGCAGGACATAGCAACAAAGCATTTAAACGTATTTCCGGCGGTGCATATTGTTTATGAAGATGACAGTATCGCCTATCTGTCCACACGTAAAGTATCGTTTGACGGCAATTATTATCAGCCGATATTATTAAATATTCCGTCCATATCTGAATCTATTGACGTTGAAACCAAGAAATACAGAATATCGTCAGTAACATTGAATGTATCGGATTACGAGGATGACGGCAGGCGTTTTTCTGATTCATTAATTGATACACAAGGCAATTCGATTACCAATGCACAAGTGTATATTTACTTTGTTTCGCAATCAGCACAGGGTGAGACAGACTTTCAGCTTGTCGGTCATTTTATTATCCGCAAATTCACACAATCCGAATCACAGGTTAATTTGATATGCGAGGATCGGTCGCAGGCTGAACTGCATAAGGATTTGCCGGGAAACGATCTGCCGACAAACGACACAGTATTGGAGAGATACAAAGGTAAACCTTATCCATTGGTTTACGGACGGGTTGACCGTTCACCTCTTGTTTTGCAAAATATAACCTATGAAGGAGAGGAATTATCGTCCATTTCTGCATTTGCCGATTATCAGCAAGCAGTAGTCTTTAATGAAGATACCAAAGAAGTAGGTACGGCAACTATTAAACTATCACCGTTGTTTGTTCATGAGCAGGATGAATATTGGAATATAAAGCAGGACGCACAGGATTTTTTAAATGGTCAAGGCGCAGACAATTTTACGTTTGCGGAAACAGAAAACAACAGTGAAATAATATTTAATGTAAACGGGGTTGTGAGTGATGGCACGGGCGCAATATTAGAAAATGATTTTTCACAGAACAAAATTAGGATATTGTTTAAACGCTTACCTGTATCACAGCAGGACATTATAGGTGAAAGCGCGGACAACACAGGATCGCTGACATGGGACAATCCGGAACAGATATTAAATGAAAGCCTGACAGACGGCGCATTTCTGCATGGCACGATTGACCACTGGGACACATCCACGCCACCATCAGATTTCGGGACAAATTTTGCATATATAGAATTGAATTTAAAAAGTGTACCGTCCTTTGACTTTACAAGCGGAAAAACGTGGATATTTACAAAGGTAGACGTTGATGTTGATGGAGTGACCAATGCGGATAGTTTTTGGGCAATATGGGTAGCAAGCGGTAATTCTGCGGACATTGACCATGTAACCGCCGGCAACGCTGATTCTATCTATACAGGCTTTTTCATCCGTCAGGAGGATTATAATTCAATTGAAACGGACGGTGAGGACGCAGGGCATGAAATTTCCGGGTGGTCAAATCCAGGACAATATAATTCCTTAAAAGTTGGTGCGCCCGTTCATATTAATAATTCAAATACAACGGGTATAATTTCAAATAAATATTATTATCTGATTGTTGTTCATCAGGGATTTGTTTCAGGCATAACCGATAAAAAATATTTCGCAGACGTAACCGGCAGAATATCCGGCTCGCCTACCGCACCGGAGATAATTACCAATATATTAGGCGAAGAATTAGATTTTGCCATGACAGCGGAGGACATTGAATATTTTGGAACGGGTGATTGGGCGTTGTCGTTTACGGTGGACAAGAAAATAAACTCTAAAAAGCTGATTGAGGAGATTCTTCAATCCACACCGTATTACGGTTACTTCAAAGACAACAGATTTAAGCTGTTTCCGACGTTGCGCCTGCCGTTATATCCATATCCGGTGAGAACAATCAAGGCAAGTGATGTTATTAGTTATAAATATGACCGCACGCCGATTGAAAAAGTGGCAACCCGTGTAAATGTCAAATACCACTATGATTACGGATTAAAAGATTTTACAAAGGAAACGGGATGGCTTGTAGCGGAGAATATTGTGAATGTATCCGGCAATGTATATACAAATAGATATTATGGTATTGAATCGGGCAAACATCAAGACCTGGAATTTGAATCGAAGTACATCCGCACAGAGGATTCAGCCTTTAGATTAGCATCATATCTTCTTCGTCAATTCTGCAATCAGCACAATATATTTACGGTTAAACTGCCATTGTCATATTTAGATTACAGCCTGTCTGACATTGTACGTTTTGACCATTTAATTCAAGGCAGGAAAGCCTTTGGTGAGGATTATACGTTTGGCGCAACCATTCGTAATGGTCAGGTCGTGTTTTATTCCTTTCAGGTGATTGGCATTAAAAAGACGTTGGAATATGTGGAATTGAAGCTGTTCCAACTCCATGATATGCTGTATCCGTCAGACGGTGAAGATCAAACGGTGATTCCTGGTTGCACAGATTCTAATGCGACTAATTACAATCCGGATGCAACTATCAATGACGGTTCATGCGTATTTCCACCGGCAACCGGTTGGTGTGCTTTGCCATCCGGCATTACAGAAACAGACGATAATGGTGATGAATGGACAGCTCAATCCTGCAGTTTAGCAGGCGGTCATTTCAGCGAGGAATACAACGATTTAACCGGATATTATGGCTGTATGGACGAGACGGCTTTAAATTATGATGAGACAGCACAATGGGATGATGGCTCATGTGCCTTTACGCCTTTTCTCGGCACTTTTATTTTTACGTCTGCTGTATGGCAGTATGAGTTTTTACAGATTACACAACTGCCGGGTGCTACGGTTACGCTTCAATGGTCACATCCGGAGAATTATCTGGAAGGTTTAACGCAGGCACAATATCATCTATCAATTTACAATAGTCCTGAATTTATATCTGAAAATCTTGTATATATAAATCACAATATTAACACAAATTCAGCAACTTTTCCGGTGGAAGTATTAGGATTGGATGGTACGGTGGGTGTGGCAAATGAATTTTATGCTTCTGTTACCTGCACGAATCCATATACAGCGCCGACATCCATGACTTGTGATGGTCAATACGGTGCTTACTTTCTTTTTTCTGTGACGATTCTGTTTGAGGAGGAAGAATTGCCGGATTATCCACCGTTTGAATTGACAGACCCGTTAAATCTTGTAGATGCTGAATTAATTCCTTATGAAATTCTTAATCAGGAATATCCACCACCTGACGTATTCCCATTTGAGCAATTTGCATTTACTTTGACGATGGAAGCTAATTCACCAGAAGTGAATTTGGATGAAGATAGGTCATTTATAGTTTTAGATATGAAATTTGGAGGCAGTAATGTTCCGTCAGAGGGATATGAATTTAATTCGCCAAATAACTATTGGGGTTTTTCAGTAGCCGTTAAGGTGAAATTTTTGGAAGCAATAGAGCAGGAAAATGGAAATTTTCATATTAAATTTATAAGCGACAAAGTTTTCTGCTTATTAAGACGGGTTGAAGTTTATGGCGGAACACCATTTTATTCAGCATCTACAAGTGTATGGTCAATTAATGGTTATGATGAATTATTATTTGGAGATCAACCAGTTTCTTCCCATCCCCAAATATTCCTTCCGGACGATCCAATATATACGAATATAAATTATTATGATGATGAGCAGTTGCCGGATGTTGCACAAGGGGGGAATAAATATGTTTACACAAACAGAATCGCAATAGTATCATACAAGTTTGTATTTAACAACAATCAGGGTTATGATATATACTCATCGACTTTAATGGATGGCGGTGGCAATTATAATTCAGGGTGGGGCAATACTCAGCAAAACAGCATTTTGTATGGTTGGGATAGTGGCAATATTCCTGCAAATATTATTACCCACGATTTAAATGCTGATACACTTATTAATACGCCAGATTTGGCAATAATGTCATCTATCAGCACACAGATATACAGCCTGTATCCGACACACGTATTATTAGACCCGATCAGCATTGTTGATCCATTACTTGAATCTGTTAGTCAGGCAGATGTTAATTTACAAAATGTGTGGGCATTGCTTGATTTGAACGGACAAGTACCGGCAGGACAGTTCTGCAAACAGGATATTGCTGATGTTATTCAGGCGATTGCGGACAATATTGGATGATACTTCGATACGGCAGAGGAAAGGTGATTTTTGATTCACAGCAGGACGTATTATCTCTTACGCTGAATTTCAGAGGCAATCCATTCATCATGCACCAGTATAATACGCCTAAACGGACGCATGATATGTCTAAGGGGTATTTCGTTAAAGGACGCAATATCCTGTCGTTTTCAGGCAATATTGGGCGTGATTTGTGCAAGTATTACGGTTACTTTAAAATAACCAAATGCCGTGTCGTATTAAGCAACGGTGAATCGGTGAATGTGCAGGTTAAGACAATGGGAATTAATCTGCCGGAATTAATGGATGAAAAGCCGGAAGACATTTCTGAATCGCCTGAACAATTAAGGCATACCTACACAGTTATTAAAAAATATAAAGGAAAACAGCGATGAGTTATCAGCGTGTTAGAACACCAAGATTTTACATTGATATAGGACTGTTTGCCAGACATCATGGCATTGCCGTATTTCCTAATACTGCATACGAGCCGTTTTTTAAATTAAATCCGTCAAATACAAAACTGATGACACCGCTTTACAGTGCCGGTGAATATGATTATATCTCGACAGTCCTGGAAGTTCCGGCAGGATGGACAAATACACTTCAATATATGGCAGTATTGGGTCATGACTTTTACAATGATGATATTGATTTCAGGATATATACAAGAAATGCTGACGATTCAAATACTAATGAGATAGGTTCAATATCTACGGTTAACTGCAATCCGGTGGTTGCCGGTGATTATGCGGAATCTATTGTAAATGGTTATTCTTTGATTCGATTTAACAAACCATTAGAGCAGAATAATCAAATTGTAATAACCATGAGAACACCGACGGGCGTTACGTTTAATATGGGTGATGTAACGGCAGGATGGATGTATGATATGCCACATTCTCCTGACTTATCATTAAAATTGTCCTATCAAAACGAATCTGTTAAATCACAATCGACAAAAGGCGGACATACATTGACTAATTCAGGCTGGTCAGAACCACCATACTGGGGTAATCTGCCACAATGGATGACAAATGATAATACAGAAGGCGTTGGCAAATACAGAGGATTAACATCATCATCCCGCAGGACGTATGATTTGTCATTTTCATTTTTAGATGATACAGACCTTTTAAATCGGGATACACCGGGTGACAGTCGAACATATTTTGGCGTAATGCAGGGCAGACAAGTTCCGGATTCTGCATTTGCCTTTACCGGACTGATTGATTCATTCTATTCAAAGGTGGTACATGGAACAGCTAATTTTAAATTGCCGTTCATATTCCAGCCGGATAAGGAAGTCGATGAGTTTGCTATTGTGAAAATAGACTCCTCAAGTTATGACCTTACCCAGACAGCACCAAACGTATATAATACCTCGATGAAATTGGTGGAGGTCTGGTGATGTGGCGGAAGGTGTTGAAAAGGCATTATCAGAGGGCATAAGTTTTGGAAATCGGAGAAAAAAGAAGCAGCCGGA